GGCAAAGGCAACGACATCTTCCTTATAGAGTTCAAGCTTGGAATTCAGGGCCTCAAGCTCAATATTGAACTGCTGGGCGGTGAGGGATCGTTCGCCTTGGAGCATCTGAAGGCTGTTTATCTCTCCAAGTGCTTCACGTGTCTTTAACTCTTCCCGCTTAATATCAATCAGGCTGTCCCCAAGGTTCTTCTTGGCAGTGACCTCTTCCTCGTCAAGAGCGCGGCCTTGCAAGGCCTGGGCTTTATGGATATTGTAAAGTTCGTGCTCGATCGATCTCCGGATCTGTTTTTCTTTCTCCCCGTTGCCCTGGACTTCTGCGAGTTTGGCCGTCCAGAAGGTTTCTTCCATCTCTTTGGAGTCTTTGAAGTAAGAGCCTTCAGCCTCCTTCATCTTGTCGAGCTGGTTCTTCCATTCCTGGAGGCGCTTGTCCTGCTCCTTTGGTCCTTTCGTCTCTTTTCCTTTGGAAAAGTCATAATGCTCGTCTTTATCCCCTTGCCCAGCAGTTTTTCCAGGAGAAGGAGGAACGACCTTCTCGTATGCGTGTTTCCATATTTCTGCAACCTGATCAGCTATTTTCCCGTTTTCATTCTTTATATCAACGAGGATAGCCGCGGCTCTTTTGAAGTTTCCATGTAGAATCTCAGCATCAGCAGCAAGGAGGCCTCCAAGCGATTGGCCTATAACTTTAAGAACCAGATATACTGTTTGTGCTGTAGCTACCACTGTTTGCAGGCATTTATTGAATATGTCGGCCATTTGCGGGCCTTCCTCTCCCATCCATGAACCGAGCTTGATCATGGCCGACAGAAGTGCATCGCCTATCTGTATTTCAAGTGATTGGGCTATGAGCTTTAAGTCTCTCTGCTGTTCACCATACATCTTTGTCATTGCTTTCCCTTCCGGGCCTACAATGAGATGGAGACGCTTGGCTGTCTCTTCAGATTGAGACATAACTTCATCTGTCGCCAGCAAGATTTTTTTGATCTCTGCCCACTGGCGACCATATACCTGCATTCCTGCAATATTCTGCTCGGTTGTGTTGGTAATGCTTCTTAATTTGTTGTTTACCTCTTGCATTACCTCGGAAACGGGCTTAAACGCCCCGGTCTCCGCGTTTTTCGTCTCTATTCCTAAGACCTTGAAAGCATTTGCATTGCTATTCATTTGCCGGGACAACATCATTGAGGCGGAAACGACAGTATCTGTGCTTACCCCCACATGATTCAATGCAACAGCCATCACAGAAGCATCTTCCGTGCTCGTTCCCATGGCTTTTGATAGCTTTGTTATTGTGGCGTTCCAATCATTCGCGGCTGAAATCGACTCCTTGAACATGGCGCCGCCAGCCAGGACAGCAGAGACACCGAGCAGCAATCCCTTGAACTTGCCGAACATATCCGTCATGGTCTGCAAAGGCGCGGTCATCCCGTTGACGCCATCTTTCAAGGCCTGCGTAGCTGCAGCAATGGCCTTTTGAGCCTCGGAAGAGTCGCCGCCTATAATTACAGATGGATTGTCAGCCATGATCTTTATCCTTGCTGTTGCACTACGTCAAAAAGGCTGGCCCCGTTCTCGTCAAGGCCTGATTTCTCGATCTTGCTATCTTCCGGCCCGGTGATCCCCCAATATCTCGCGATCGATATCAAAAGCAGATGTTGAGGCGGGTTCAACTTGTGAAACTTTGATATTTCTCTCACGCGAGGAATGGTCATAAAATCGTCTATGTACTCCCACGTCCAGCCGAAGCAGGTTATGAGGTAGACATAGAGCTGATTCCATTCTATTTCTTCCCCGCCCCCTGCTTTCCCGGCTGGTTTTCCTCAAAACCGGAAATTCGCATGATAGCCGTGATCGCCGGGGCCATCTGCGAAATATCGATGTTGTCTTCCACTTCCTGGGTTGTGAGTTCGGGGTAGTTCCTCGAAAGCGCGGCATGGATCAGCGTGACAGAGAGGTCGACCGTCTCAGCATCGAGCGCCCCGATGTTCATGTCCTTGATCTGTGGCGCAAACCTCTTTATCTGGCCCAAAGAAAGGGGCGGAGCAATCTTCTTGCCCGCCCCGAATTTGATTTCAGTTCCTTCAAACATTTTCCTGTCCTCTTTTTAGATTGTTAACTTTTAGGTTAAGTCCTACTCACTCAATGACAGCGTCATTACCTGCCCGTTACCTGGATCGAAAGCCTGCATGTCGAATTCAGGCACGGCAAAGTCCTCGTTCTTGAATCCGATACTCATCTTGTTCGGGATGGCCATCGGGAAGGAGAACGTGGTCAGCTTGCCAAGATACGAAACAGTCAGGTCAAACTTGCAGGTCGGCGCGTAGCCCATCGGCAGGTTGACAACGGTCATCTTTGAGGCTGAGGTCGTCAGGGCGTTCGTGTACTGATAATTTATCAGCACGGTAAGCCCCGCATCGGCAGAGGCGAACGTATAGACTCCCGTGCCGGTGTTCACAGCATATTGTCCGGTAGCCGGGGCTGAAGCGACACGTTTCAACGGCATTCCGGTTGCAAGGTAGATGCAACCAAGGTCAGCGACGAACACAGCACCAAGTCCACCCGCACCCTGAGAACTCGGAAAAGCCATGATACCGGAGGCGGTACAGGTACAAGTGACAGTCAATGCATCGTTGCCAGAGCCGGTGATATGGGTGGTTGCCCCGGAAGCGGTGGGCGAAACGGTATAGGCGCCAGAGTTGAGGACCTGGATGGCAGTGACAACACCGGCAGCAGCCGTAACGACGCCCTGGGCCTTAATGGTAGAGGTACCAGTTGTCACCTGGATAATATCGCCGGTTGTGTATCCGGTACCGCCAGCGACAACGATCATCCCGGTCACGCCTCCGACAGAAGCGGGCGGGATGACATCTCCAACCGTATCAGAGTAATTGGCAAAGAGCCCCGCCGCCAAAGTCTGCCCGAAGAAAAGAGCGTTCCAGGCGGCTGCAAAGATCCGAGCCGGTTTTACCTTGATGACCATCTTGACCTTGCCACGGCCAACAGCCACAGCAAACTGATTCTGACCAAAAAGCTCTTTGAGGTCACCCGACAGATCAACGTGTCCCTCCTGCAGGACCATCAACGGAATAGGGGTCGGGTTCACGATAGTGTTTCCCCATGCATCCTGCAGCGGGGTTGCATACATATTTCCAGCACCAAACGCATACATAGCCATGATTCTTTCTCCTTAAAAGTTAGGAATTTACTTTTATTGTAACCGGGATCACGGCCACTGCCTGGTCCCCTAAAACACCCTCGTAAATATCAATTCCTCCGTCAATCCAAGCATGTTGGACGAGGCCACCAAGTGTCTGCTTGCCTGTCACGGCGTCCGGAGCTATTGAGTTTGAAACAGCGTCAACAAGTCCATTCAGGATCGTTGACGGCATAACGTTTTTGTCGCCCTGCGTGTGCGCATAGATGTAAAACTCGACGGTAAACACCCAGACAGGCGGCAGGCCCGGCACATTCTGCGGAGACTCGCTTTTCTGGATCATGAACAACGCCGGAAACATCCCCTGTGGCACATCGTCCAGATATTGCGCCCGTCTGGATTTGGTCAGAAATCCGGCTGAAGACTGCGCCAGATTCCAGAGCGCTGCATAGATCGGTTCGCGTATCATCATGATCCGAAGGTCTCCTTGGCGGCATTCGTGGCAACTTCATTGATTTGCTTTTCAATTTCCGGCCGCATCTCTTCAAGCGCTGGCCTTAAAAACGGGTGAGCCTTGTAATTCACATTCCTGGTAAAAGATCGGACCTGCACAATCAGCGGCTTTATAAGCGGCCGGCCGAAAGCCATCGTCATTTTCCGTTGAAACGTTTTGACGGTCTCCTGGCCGGTAAACCCGAACTCATGATATGCCCCGTAGGCAACGTTCGTGCCAACGATCCCTTTGAAACTGTCATTGTCGTTCTCAAAAGATGTTGTGATGCTTCGGCTTAAGCGGCCTGTCCGTCTCTGCAAGACCTGGCCGGATAAAAAATCCTGCTTCACCTTTTTGGCCAGGTCGAATGTCAACGACTTGATGGTGCTTTCGAGCTTTGCCCGCAGGCTGCCGGGGAATTTCTCGAATTTGATAATCAGCTCTCTACCACCTACCAAGGTTGCTTGTATCATGGCTGCATCACCCGGCGATAGTTGGAAAGGGTCGTCTCGATCGAGTCAGAGATGTCCTTCTGTGAGTAAGTTGTCGTCTCTCCACCGATTGCCTTGCTGACCATTCCGATTCTATCCCGCTCTT